AAGACTTGGATTCTTGCCGGGGGGACGGCTCGACTTTGCGCTGGATGCGCGGTAAAGTATAGAACGACTTGGATGCTTGCCAAAATCTGACTTGTTTACGGTCCAAAATGTAAAGAGGGAGAGAAGCACCGTCTTTAGTGAGGTAGGTAAAAAGATAATCTAGTTCCCGTGAGTGGACTCGCTGAGTTTCAGTTCGACCCAAACGCCAGCAAGCATCGACAATTTCAAAAGGCAGCTTTTTGCGATAAAGAAAAATAAGGTGCCAATGTGCCCAGCCGTCTTTATGGAATTCTAATTTCCATGCGTGCGGACACTGCTCTTGAGTAACTCCAAGTTTACGGCGCAGTTCATACATGAATTGACGGAGATGTCGCTTTCCGATCTCGAAACCGCTTTCAGCGTCGCCGAGCTTGTTATGGTCGAGGGTCAGGGTGATAAATCGACCATTCTTGAAGTCGGGTAACCCTTTTTTCTCAATCTCCTTGCGCTTTTTGAAAACTCCTAACGCAGTAATAAAATTAGAGGGCTGGGATGAGGTAATTGTGCAGGTTTTACCGTATTCGATCCCACGCGACAACCAATAGGCGGCCTCAAGCTTTTTGTCGCCGAAGTTATATACGCACATGGCGCGCACTGGGTCCTCTATCGGGTTCATATCAATCATTGGATGTTTTAAATTCGTGTTTTGAGGAGCTGTCAAGCAGTTAAATTCAAATTTTTTATTTTTGTGCGAAAAATGTCGGGTTGCACGTCCTCAACGGTCTGCCGACCTCACAGCCCGGTGGCATGATCCGCTAAATACGATTATCGCGCTTTGCGCTCACGGCCTTCCGGCCACCCTGAGAAACCGCTTATTCCTCTAATGTAAAAAATCATTGAAGGGGTGAGTTATTGGTGGCCGGTGCAGATACAGACCACACGACGAGGCATGAAGATTTGCCTAATCATAAGAGCGCGAGGCCATCAATATCTTGCAGATGGCTTTAATTAGGTAACGCGAGGTGCAGGTTTTCAAAGCTCACAAACCTGCAAAGCTTTTAAGAATCGGGGAATCAGATTAACAAGGTCCCCTAGGATCCCCAACCTTGGAAAACTTTTCAACATCAAATTGTTCAACATGGTCTCCTAAATTTCGCCATCAGCCATCAAAAGCTTTCGGTCGGTGTCTCCGTCGTTTAACCAGTTGCGAAGCCAAAAGAAATAGAACTCCGAATCGGGTGAAGCCTTAACCTTCGAGAGCAGTCCAAGTTCTGCCGCTCTGTGCATCCACGTTTCGAGAAAGTCCATGTCGTCGAAGCCTTCGCGGCATTGGTATAGATCGTTGAGCATTTCATACCCTAGCACCTCGAAAGGAGAAACAGGCAGAGCGTGGGAACGCGAGCTATCGTCGCGGTTGTTTGAGTCATTAATTGTATTAGTCATAATTCTGTTAGTTCATGATGAGACAGACGGCCAGCGTCCACGTCTTGATTGGAATAAGATAAAGAGTAAAGATTAGCGATGAACTAAAGGTTCACGCTTAGGCAGAATAAAAAAACCCCGAGACACAATCGCACCCTGAACAGCGTCCAGCTCCGATTCAGTCAACGATTTAACGCGCCCGAGTTTCAGGTTTTTGAGGCGCAGCTGATCAATACCAGCCTCATCAGCGATGACTGTCACCGACGGCAAGAGGGCTAGCCATTCGGCTAGCTCCTGAGATGTAAGTTTTTTTTGCATGTTTTGTTTTAGCCAGCGGGTTAATCCCTCTGATCTACCTACAACCTACACGTATCGTGCAGGCCGTCAAGTCTTTTTAGATTATTTGTGTATTTTTTTTTATTTATTTTAAATCGGGCATCTTAAGCCGCAATGAGCCAACCAGACGGAATAGCCAATTCATTACGCTCATTCTTCGCATCATTCATTGTATGTTCCACGTAGAACAATAATAACGAGTAAAGATTAGCGATAAACTAACGGATCACGATTAGCTTTTTCGCTAGTCTTGTTCTGTTGGTTTCCCGATTCTTGCAAGGGCACCACTTCGGGTAATCTTGTGAGCAAAACCTTTTCAGCTATTCGAAGGTTTTGCCTAGCCTTCATACTTTCTAATGCCGTTTCCGCCGATGCATCAGAAATAGCAAAGGGAATGAGGTCGCCATTTGTGAGGACGACACCTTCACGCGAAAAGCTAATATATTCAGACGGATAAAGCAAAGTTCCATCATTAACGGAAAAATAACGTTTTCCGGATTTATCGAGTTTACCAGTAATTTCTGGGATATGTTCAGCGGTTAAGTCTTCGTCAGTTTGGTGAGGTTTAAAAAGCGTTGAGTTCGGATTTTGTGAGTTTTGTATCTTTGCAAGTTTTTGAGTTTTGGGCTCATCGGTTTTGGTGCCGGTCAATAAAGGAGTTGCGAATTTTCCGAGAAGGAAAGGAACAAATCCAAGCGCAACAACGAAGAGAACAGCGACTAAAGCACCGATCCAAATAGGAATGCCCTTACGCTTTTTGCCTTTATCTGCTTTGCTGCCCTGTATACCAACCCCGCGCGCTGTATCGTAGCAATTAGCCATCCAATCAATCTTATATGTAATAGATCGGGCAGGCTCACCGCGCATGGCCTCAGTTTCAAAGTAGTTCGCTGAAAATTTGTTACCGCCTCGGAAAAAGCCTGCTCGTTTGGTCGAATGATTGCGGCACCTTACAAAATCTTGCGCTACAGAGCGAAACTGTTTATCTAAATTTCCTGCTGATTGAGTAATGCAAATTACGTCGTCACCTAATTTTCTGTGCTGCGATAAATAAAAAAGAACGTCATCGCCTGTCGTTTGCCATTTGCGAGAGTTAAAAGCTATATGAGCTTCATCGAGGATGAACAAACGGCCCTCTAGCGGGTAACGGTTTTTTAATGTGAAGATGACCTCTAGTTCGTCATCGTCGATAAAAGTAATGCGATCAGAAATGCAACCATCTTCGTGACGTTTCTGAAACTCAGCGTTCAACGCATATGAATCAAGAGGCAGATTCGTGACAATATGCCGAGTGCTATTTTCAAGCTCCTCAATAGCGAGCCTTGCACCGTAAAGAGATTTACCCTCACCGGGGACCCCAGTAATAATAGTGATAGCCACAATTAATCGATATCTTGAGACGTGCGACTGGATAAGGCAGTATAAGCAAGGCGTAGCATCCACCAAGTAAAGCGGAAAGTAGCGCCAAGTATTAAACCCTGTAAGAAAATATGCTGGATTTGTTCAGATTCGGTCATGATTTTTAAAGGACAATGAAGCGAACGATTGCAGCGGTAAAGGCAAGAACGGTTGCAGCCATCGCGCGGAGAGCTACACCAGCAGCAAGAGCGCCGAGGATGATAGATAAAGGGAAAACCTGATCGAGCATCCAAACAATCTTAGCCGAAACTCCAGCAAGAGGGTTTGAAGAGGCGAGAGCATAGAGGGATGGAATTGCAAATTGCCCTGAAAGGTAAGTCGTAATCGTGACGATTCCGCCACCAATAGTAACGGTCATAAGGGTTGCAGATGCAAGAGCAGTGACTTGGGCACCAGTCCCGCCAAAGACATTATTGCCCACAGCTTGAGGAGAGAGGTTGAAATCTCTAACGCAATCATAAATTGTCTTAGTAACCAAGCCTGCAAAACCCATCAAAACTATTAGAGATAAGAAAGCCCTTAACCCCGGAAGGATAGAGCCGAGGCGGTCATCTCGAAAAGGGTTAAGGTCCATTTCAACGCCGCCCATCCTTGAGGGTAGGGAAATCGTAAAATCTGGAGCTGCACCTGTCGAAGTGTTTGCAAATCCAGAAGGGTCCATGGTGGGGATTGCTGAGGATTCAGAATTGGCCGCTGATGAGCCTCGAGACATTGCTTGAAGCGAAACATCTTCATCACTGAGTTCATTCATTTTGATCGAATCAAGCTCGGTTGTGTCAGAAAGACGGTTCGATTTTTCTCGTGCTTCTCTTTGCTCTTCGGTTTCTTTCGCCTCTTTAATTTCTTCGGGAGTGCCAGGAGTTGGAGGGTCGGAGGGTTCGACGGGATCAAAAAATTCTGGCTTGTTTGTAGTGGGATTAATTTGCCCGGTTGTACGTGTTTGGCCGTTGGAATCTGTTTGGACAACCCAAGTAACACCATCACGAACTTCCGTCGTATACGTCTGCGTTTTAGGTATGTTAATGACGTCTTCATTATCGAATGGCTTAGTAAAAATGTCCTCAGCTTCCGGCGGGGCATTGATGTGTTCAGGTTGAGCAGGGGTAGGGGTGCCCATAGTTTCAGTCCAAGTCGTAATGTTTCCGAAATCTGGATCATTTGGGTCACCCATATCAAAAAAAACATCCAACCATTTGTGCCATTGACCTTCATCGGCAGCGACTGTAACAGAGCCACCAATCGGCACTTTATACATTTCCCCGTCAACTTCTAGCCACATTTTTTCGGCAAATGGGTTTGTATATTTATACATATCTTGATCTTCTGGCGGAGGTGGAGGCTCTTCAGGCAGTGATTGAGGCGGCTCACCAACTGATAGATACCCAATATCTTGCCAAGCACCGCCCTCTTGATATTCCCATTTAATTTGAACTAAAGACTGAGCTATATCGGGGTCTGTTTTGATGTCCGCGTTATTATTAACAACATCATCAGCTACAGTTCCATCAGGGTTTACTAAACGCATTGACCAACCATTGTAATCACCGTCAAGGGTAGTTCTAAGTTTTGCTCGACCGCCTGGGAACTCATTGGGACCAGAAATCGTAATTGATAAACTTTTAGGTTCACCTGTGTCAGGATCAACACCAGTTAAAGTCTGAGATTGTGGGCCATTATAGCCCATCTCTAAAGCATGAAGCTGAAAAGTCAGAAGCAAAAGATAAAAAATGATAAATATTCTACGCATTTGGAAAAAAAATTGATGAAAAGTAAATACCAAGAACTAACGCGATAATAAGTTGTGCCCGTAAACCGATAGAATGTAACGCCTTAACTGGAGCAGGAAGCGCAGGCTCACCTACTGATAGATACCCAATATCTTGCCAAGCACCGGCCTCTTGATATTCCCATTTAATTTGTACTAAAGACTGAGCTATATCGGGGTCTGATTTGCAGTCCGCGTTATTATTAACAACCTCATCAGCTACAGTTCCATCAGGGTTTACGAAACGCATTGCCCAACCATTGTAATCACCGTCAAGGGTAGTTGTAAGTTTTGCTCGACCGCCTGGGAACTCATTGGGACCAGAAATCGTAATTGAAAGACTTTTAGGATTAGCATCTAAATCATAACCATCAAGGTCTAATTGATAGGGTCCGCTATAGTCAATTTCATACCCGCTGAGATGTGGCAGCGCTAAAAATAAAAACAAAATGATATGTATAAGACAACTATGCACGAGGGAAAAACAAAGATGAAAAATAAATGCCGAGGCAAAGAACAATTAAAAGCTGTAACTGAAAGTCCATAATAAAAAAAAAAGGGGGAAGGCGTTAAAGCCCGCCCCCTTAAGATTAAACCCGGCTGAGCCAACGGCGACCGATGAAGAACCCGGTTACCGTAACTGCGAGGGCGACGACGACGCCGAAGAGCGTAGTAGCTTCTCCGATCATGGTTGTTATTTCTGTCATTGTATTTCCTTTTTGTGTTGTTGTTGTTTCTTAATTGCCGAGGATTCGGCGAAAGTATGGGAAAAGATATTTAAAGACCAGTCTGAGAGTTATAAAAATAACGAACATAGTAGCGATTGATCCGAGAAGATACATTGAAATTGACAGTTAAAGTTATTTGATACAAGGAAAGGAAATTCTGTGCCGCGTCCCGCTGGCGCGGTCCACGGCACAGAATTTTTTGTTGTCACTATAGTTTAACGAGATCGCCGCTCATGAGAATTACGCCATTATCGCGGAAAGATGGCTCAATGTTTATGCTAACAATGGTGTTAGCCGGATGCAATGGTGCGGTTTCAGCCTGGGTCTGCTGGACAGAGCAAACTTTCTGACCGCAGAGAACCATATAAGTGATCATATGGTAAGGATTCCCAGATTTCGAGGATACTCCTTTTTTTTCCTCCACGTTGAGAACGCGGCCAACGATAAAAATACCTTCTTTGTGTTTTTCTTCTGCCATAACGATTTTATGTTTTGTGTGTTTTGTTTTACGCGCCCATCATTTTGATTTCGGTGCTAAATTCGGGTTTCAAAAACTCTAAGGCTCGATTTGCTGCAAGTTGGATGCTTTTGCAGGTGATCCAAGGAGGCTCGAAGCCGAAAATCAGATCATCAGCAGCTTGAGATGCAGCTCGGGAAATGAGTTTCGGGAAACTGGTAATTTCTACAATCGCGACGCGGTCGCCGATGCGAATAGAAATTGTGCGCATCCAACGCCTCAGCCTCTCTCCCAGGGTGGATTCTTTCCTAATCCCTTTTTTTGTTTCTAAAGAATTCAAGCTGATTG